CGTGACAATGTTTGTAGTGGAATACAGGCACGATGCCTTTATATCCAACCCTTGCGCGACCGAATCCACATATGCTTTATTGGCAATGTCAGCATCAGCAACAGGGGAGGCAGCCACTTGACCGGTGGAAAAGAACGCAGCCGCGGGAATAGACCCACCAATCACCGACGAATCAATGGTTGAATTCGTAATGGTTAACCCTGATTGCACAGGATTGATGGGGGCGTAAAAGAATGACCCCGCAGGACCTACCAGCGTAATGGGCGTAAACGTTGGTTCGGGTCCAAAGATACCTTGAACCGGAACAATGTTTGTCGTTTGTTTACTGGCAACCTGATTGGTCATGTTTTACCCAGCTGACAATGGCGTAACGAAACATTCACCGTTGGCGGCTGTGCCAATGATGCTGATGTAGAACGTATTGCGGGGTGCTGGCACCACGATTGGGTAATCCATACCAGGCGGCAAAATGATGCCTGGTGTTGATGCGCCCGTACTTGGCACCGCTGCGGTAGGTGTGGTCGCGGCTTCTGTTCCCAAGGTCACCACAACAGACGCTGTGCCGGTATTAATCAGCGCAACATAGTTGTTTTCAACGTTGGTGTTAGGAACAATCGCTAATGCGGTTGATGCAGAGGCCGGTACCGTAATTCGGTAGGTCGGCCCATTAGGTCTGAAATTAGGCAACATTAGAATTCCCCTTTAGATACGAAATTATAGGCTTTGAATGCGAAAAAGCCACCCCTTTTGAGGGCGGCTTTCCCTGTTCATTATTTCATGCCAGGTTAAGGCAAGAATGTAAGGTCGTAACCGTAAATGAACACATCGGCAGTTGCAGCTGCGCCCTGGGCGGTAGTACAACGAATGAACAGCTGGGAAACGTCCACAGCGTCAGTCGATGTTGCAGCTGTCACGACTACTTTGGCGCTTGTGGTATTACCCGAAAGTGCGTAAGCAGTTTTGATTGCTGTGCCAGTTGCGCCTGGTCCTGAATAAACAGCCAATTCAGCCGTATCAAGGTCAACGCTTGCGTTTGCAACGATGATGGATTGAACGCTAACGTTGCCAGAATCGTTGACCAATGTAGCAACGGTATCAGCAACTGCGTTAAGGTTCACACCCTGGGCGCTAGCCAACAGACGCAAGGCCTGATTGGTGGCTAGGTTCGATGGGTGGTTGGTATTAGTTACTGCGGGGCCTGGATTCGCCATGATATTTTCCTTTGATTTTGATTAACGGGGGGCGATTAACCCCCCACTAAATTACGCTGCAACGCGGCAAGCCAGTTCTTGGTACAACGGCGCCCAACCGTACAGCACATCCAAACGTGTTGGGATGCTGTCGTTGTTAATCGTGTACTGACGAACCACACGAATCGACAAGCCAAGTTCCTTGTCTGATGCGCGGCCGGCAAAGTGAACGCCATCTGGCAATTCAAGGTCAGCTGTGGCCAGCGTGAATGCATTGCGGTGCATTACGATGTTCTGTGGGCTGACTGTGCCAGTTGCCGATGTACCGATGCTGAACGGTGTGACCGTTGCAGTTGCCGATGATGTTGGAATGGACACGTTCTGGAATTGACCAGCTGTAATGATGGCTGGGACAACAGTTACGGACATTGTGCTTGAACCCGAACCAGTAACGGTGGATTGAACAACAAAGTTACGCAGCTTGTTGGTGCCATATGGCTGACGGTTCTGGGGGTTAACAGCGAACACACCAGCAATTTGAATCACATCGCCTTGGTTCAATGTCAAACCAGCGCCATGGGTCAAAGTGATTGTGGACGATGATGCCCATCCAGTTGCAATACCGATGCTCTGTGTGTTGGCAGTCAATGTGCTAGCTGTCGTTGTCCAGGCACCGAAAAGCTGGGAAATAACGTTCTGGTCCATTTTCCAGTTCATGCCACCTGAATCACGACCCATCAAGCCTTTTTGATACTGGCTGGTGATTGCTGTCTGTGGATTAAACAAACCTTTCAGGCTGTCAACAATCGTTGCGCTTGTGAATGGTTCGATAATGCATGAACGGCGGCCATCACGCGGTGCGCCTTCGCTGTCCAGATAAGCCTGGGCGGTCAGGTATGTGATAAGACCAGTTGGGGGTGTACCAGCCGAACCAACGATGTTGGCGGTGTTGTTTTTTGCCATAGTCAGACCGTCAAAGTCGATTTTGTTGGCAATAGCAGCAATGGCGGGCTTCAGAACGCGGTCGCTGAACATATCAAGCGATAGTGCCAGGTCTTGCGTTGTGAATTGTGTGTCAACGTGAAACTGTGTGGACAAAGTAACAGGTACGCTTGTTTCGTTGAAATCTTCAACGTTCAAAGCGGGACCAGTTGTACCGATAAAACGACCTGGACGGCGAACGTTCAGAGTGTTACCGATTTTGGCACCAACGACAGCAAATTGATCGTCGTATTCGCGGTTAACTTCTGAAGTGAACGTAAGTTCGTTTTCAAGAACCATCAACGCTTCGTTGGTGATCTTGCTAATGGTGAGCAAATTGTTAGACATTTGAATTTCCTTAAGAAAAGATTAGGTGTCAGCGAATACGCTTTGCTTGACGGGCAGCTTTCCATTGCTGATACGAACCATGGTAATTGCCATCGGCATCCACACCCGCATCAACTGTATTAACTGCACCACGCAATGGCGATATTGGCGCTGGCGCTTTTGACTTCCCAACAACAGCTTTAGATTCAGGCTTTGAATCACGCTCATAACGTGCCTCAATTCTTCCAATCTCACGAATGGCTGAAACATCTGACATTCCGGCCAGCTTTTGTGCCAACTCGCTGTTTTCAGCCAGGTGGTACAAAATCCTTGGACCATGCTCTGATTCAATGATGGCATCACGCACTTGATCGCTTACGCGAACATCGCTGCTCTGCACCAAATCGTCAAAGTCGGGTAATTGTGACTTGGCCGCGTTCACTCGGTCTGCCCAGGCTTTAAATTTCACTTCCTGTTCAGCCGCTGCCTTACGGTTTTGGTCCTGCAAATCCCGTTCTGCCATCTTTTTATCAGCGGTATATTCGGCCAACGCTTTCGCGTATTCGTACATATCGCTGAATTGTTCCGGTAAAGGTTCTTGGCCTACGGGGTCATCCGCTGGGGGCGGATTCATCCTGGCTTCCAGTTCCTTTATCCTTGTTTCCATCGCTACCCGCGCTTCACGTTCCACACGAGCTTCTTCGCGCGCTGCTTCCCGTTGCTTGGTTATCTCTGAAAACCGCCGTTCAAGTTTAGGATTGGGTTTCCTATCCTTCGCTTCTTCTGTTGCTGTCGCGTCCTTTGCTTCCCCGTCCTGTTCACTTTGATCTGACCCTGCATCCGGCTCGGCAGCGGCGCTATACGCGTCATCGCTATCCGCCACGTTTGCGGGGTTTGAATCAACTAAACCAAGTTTTTGGGCTGTAAATTCCGCTAAATTTTCGCTTGTAACGACATTAGCCGCTAGGCGTTCTTGTACTTCAGACATAGGTACCCCTACGAATTAACCCAATGAAAACCCATTGGTAGGCTTTGGGCTATTTTCAACCCTAAACTTAATTATGTCAATTACATCATCCCAGGCGGCATCGCTTGCGGCATTCCCTGCGGCGCGCCTTGTGGCGGCTGCATTGGTTGCGCTGGCTGTTCTGGCTGCATAGGTTGCGGCGGCTGTGCTAACAGTTCCTGACCCGCTTGGATGAACGGGTTGTCAGTCTGGTTAACTTCGCCCTCGGCAAACATATGCGCTTGTTGCTGTTCCATCGTGCGGCGCTGAACCTCGGCGGCCAACATATCGGCTGGCAATCCGCCCAAGATTAACTTGACCATCGCATCCAGTTCGCTGTTGGTCTGGTCCGATACCGCTTTGATATTGGATTGATTGACCTTGGCCTCGTTGATGGTGTCGGTGTTGTAAGCGCGCGAAATAACGTCCATCAGCTTGCGACGGTTTTGGCCTTCCTCGCGCATTGCTGCCACTTGGCTGCGGTTGTTGATCTCCAGCTGCAACGCAATCATCTGTTGCTGCATATCCGCCACAGCCTTTTCAGCTTGCAACAGCTTCATCTGCATTTGTGGCGGCACATCTGAATTCTCGTCAATCTGCGACAACGGATTCATCGCGGCCAGGCGGTCGGCAATAATGTCAGCACCAGGGAAATCCATGTTGCGGAACAACAAATCGCCCGCGGCCTGAAACACTTGGGGCTGTGCCATTAACGGCATCATTGTGGTGACCGCTTGCTCACGCTTGCTGTTATAGCCTGGTCCGGTGTCCATCACCACATCATATAAGCCAACGGTGACGTTGTTCATCACTTCGCCTGTAGCTTCCACCTGGTTGATTGTCACCATGTCTGGCTTGCCATCGACCCCGATAATTCTCAACACGCGCTCGGTGTCGTAAATCTTGGGGATAAGGTCCAGAATGATCTTGCCCGTGTGCTTAATGCTGCGGGTCATGTTGTCGTAGAAGTGAAAGTTCGACAGGTCAACCTGTTGTTGTTGACCCTGCAATGCCTTGCCCGAAATGTTGCCAGGCAGCTGCTGCGATGGGTCAAATATGCCCAACACAGTTTTCAGGTCGTTCGCAATAGCATCGGCGGCCACCATAATGCCAGCTGGTGGCGGCTCTGGCTGAATGCGCGATGGCACAGGCGCGGGCTGACCCTCAATGTCTTTCTGCTTGTATCGCAACACAGGCGTTGACTTGATGTTGGCCATTGCCCATTCGGATTCGTGACCCTCATCTTGACCCTCGGCAATCAGCCACTTAGGCTTGGGTGCTAGGGCAATGCTCTCAGTCATTGATGTACGCCAAAAGTTGTACATTCTCTGCGGGTCTTTAGCGAACCGCACAAGGCCGTACTTTTTGCGCTTACCTTCAACAACAACTTGCGCGCCGTAGCAAGGCACAATCGGGATGTGCTTGCCTGGCCAATCGCGTTCTTCCAGCACTTGCATCGCGGTCAGTTTGTACCACTTGACCTTGCGACGATAAGACGGCCGCGTATCCATAATAGTAATGTTGCTGGCCGCCATCAATTCGGGGCTGGGCATTTCGTCTTCGTATAGCTTGGTGCCATCGCTTAACAACACCAGGTTAGACTTGACGCGCTCGACCACCCAATATTCGGCAAGTCTAATGTCTTCCTTGGTGACCCACTCAGCATCAGAATCACCCGTTGCGCGGGCGCTGAAGTTCGCACCATCGTCGGCATCTGGGTATTGCTGCCTAAAATCCTTTTTGGACATCACGCTGGTGATTAGGCACCGTTCTGCATCGGACCCATCAGGCGAAACGCTATTCGGGTCAAAGTAAACGGAAAATGGGTCATCAACAGGTTCAATATAGATTTCTTGGTCGAAACTGTCTTCGTTGACATAGTTTGTTGTGATACGCCAGTAACCCCAGCCCATCTTGACCGCGTATTCAAACGCTGTATCGTAAGCGGTGTCGGCGTTACTGTTGACCTCAACGTGCCGCGTAATCCCTTCAATCACCTGGGCAACTTTCATATCGCCTTCGTTATTGACCGGATGGACCTTGATGCGGGGGCGCTGCTGGCGCTGTTGGTTTGTGACCTGGCGCACATAGGCATCAATCTTGTTGATGGTCAGGCATGGGCGAGATTCAAGGTTACGGCTGTTTTGAATCTCAACGGGCCATTGGTCACCGGCGGCAAACTTTAGATCACCCAAGGCTTCCGCCCTGTTCTGTGAATCCGCTTCGCCGACCAGACGCAGAAACTTAATCGCTTCGCCAATCCGGTTGTCTACATCAATGTCTTGCCATGCCATGTTTTATTCCTTTCAACTCATCCAACCACCAGCGTGATTGACGATGGGACGTTTTCTAAGTTTAGCCGGTTCCTTAATCATCAACGCAATATACCGAAAAGCATCTGCCCCATGCGAATTATGGTCATGCACAGGGCTTCTGCTGAATTGACCTGTTTCTCGGTCTACGTCATAACGGTAATGGCGTAAACAGTTTAATCCATCAGCGCAATTATCGCGATCAAAATAGCAATTGGGGAAAATAGTTCTGGCCGCGTTGATAGAATCGACCACCGGCACTCGGTCCAATATCTGTGTTTTGTAGCCAGCTGCGCGCACTATGTCTTCAATAGAACGACCCGCTGCCGCCAGCGTTTTACTCTGAGCATCGTGCGGTAACCATATCGTGTCATAGACATACCCATAGGTTTGAAGTTGTGCCAGGTAACTCGTCATCGTTCTTTGGCTGTCTTCAAAATACCGAATCAGCCTTGTTTCCATACCCACAAACTGCACAAACCACCATGCCGTTGCATCTGACCAGCCCAAGTCACAAACAGCGTGAACAGGCTTGGTTGCATCGTATGGCACCGTAGTAATGCGGTTGTCTGCGGCCGCTTGTGTCATCTCATTGGCGAATATAGCACCGTCAATCGTCTGGCGGCAGATTCCTTCCCACACCTGGGCGTAACTTTGCGGGTCGCGCGCCTTGAGTGATTCCATTTCCAGCCGTAGCGTTTCTGGAAACCATGGGTTGTCATAGAAATTGATCTTCATGCTGATGCAATCCCGCGGGGGTTTCAGCACAAATCTTTGGTACGTTTCGTCAGTTTCCAGTTCAGGGTTAAAGCTGACCCATATCTCTGAATTCTGCTTGCGAATGGTTGGGATTAGGATGTTCCAAGACAAGCGGCTGACTGACTGCGCTTCCTCGACCCAGCAAATATCCACACCCTCAAATGATTTGATGTTGGTGGGATTGTTCTTCAGACCAATAAACGAAAACTCGGTGCCGTTTGCGCCCCGTATGGTGGCCTGGGTGATTTCGTAAAACCCAAGTAACCCCAGCGCCTCTATTTGGTCGCTCAGTAGCTTGTGGACCGAATCCTTGATGCTGGTCTGATACTCACGCGCGCATAATATCCGCATGGGTTTCTTAGCACCCAGGATAAGTAGGGCGCGGGCAATCCCCCAAGACTTAGCGCCACCTCGCCCCCCATACAAAACTTTGTATCGGCTTTTGCGAAACAGCCCTTCCAGTTTGACGGGGAATTGGGCCTTGGCTATCGCCTCGTTAATTGTCGGCGCTGCGCTCAGTTCCATCGGCATTCACAAAAGAAACCTGTATTCCCAACAAGGGGCTGCCGTCTTTGCCGGTGATTTCCTGCTCTATCTTGTCGCGCCAACCCAACACATTCTTAGCTGTGAATATCGCAAACGTACTGTTATAGGCGTTTCCGATGGTGCCTTCAATCAAGTTTGCCTCTTGCAAATCCTTCGCCTTTTTATAGGCGGATGAAAATTCAGGATGTTTTAGCCTTCCTGTTTCCACATCTTTCGCTGTTGCCCAATCATGCAAGGTATCTTTAGTCACACCAATGTTGGTGGCAAATCGTGCCAACGTAGGGAAAACCCCAGCAACAACTTGGGTGTGTTCGTTACCGTTCTTGTCGTAGGTTGTCACTTCCCTGGTCGCTGGCTGACTGAAGTATTCAATCATCATGTCGGGGAATTCGTCTTTATAGACAGTTGGGCGGCCTACTTTGCGTTTGACGGGTGCGGGTTCGGCTTTGCGTTTCTTCGGTGCGGCGCTCATTTCTTGGCCTTTGCTGCGCGCTTTACTGAATAGGCAATGGCCACCGCTTGCTTGGGTGGCTTACCGGCTTTAATTTCTGCTTTAACGTTCTTTTCAAACGCCTTCTTGCTGGGTGCTTTGGTCAGCGGCATGGTTGGCTTCCTTTGTCTGGTTCTGGCTTATCTCAGCCAAAACGCGTTGATACTCTTGGATGGCCCCGCTGATTTGCAACAATATTGATTCGTGTTGCTTCGCCAGTTCTTGCAATTCAGCCAGGCGTTTCGCAATTTGTTCAGGTGTCATTTTTTCGCAGTCTTTGCACTTTGTTTAAAGGCTTTAGCTGTAGGCGCGCCCTTGTCCCCTGGGCTACGCATACGTTCAGGTTTCTTTCCCGCTGCTTTCTGGTTTTCAATGCGCTCACGCTTTGCGTGAATATTTGCATATAGTCCGGTAGCCATCAGTCAGTACCTCCAGCTTTAATTACTTCTTCGTCTTTGCATTGTTGGGCGATTAGCGCATCAAGCATTCCAATCGCCCCCTTTAATTGCTGGACCCGTTCCAATGCACCCTGAAGTTCATTCAGGGTTGCCTGGCGTAATTCAGTCAAATATTCGTGCGTCATCAGGTTGGCTGGGCAGCGTACAAAGGAACCCAATAGTTTGTGCTACCAACTCGCACACGCAAACCACCGTAGGCTGTGCCTAAAGTCGCACCGGCCACTAGCATTTTGCCAGCACCAGCTGTTAAGCCTTGCAAGTTGAAAAACACGCCGTTGGTATCCACTTCAGCAACAGCGTCACCTTGGGTTGATGCGTGAATGAACGATGTTACCGTACCGGTTTTTGCGCCGGTTGGTGCGTTCAGTTCAAGTTCCAAGGGTGCGTAATTGCCGGCAGTTGTACCAGCGGAAAGGGTCATTTCAGCCAGGACAGCTGAACCCAAACCTGTTGTGCGGCCAGCTGCGCCATACACCACTTCGCCTTTCAGCGCGTTTGTGTATGAACCCATCACAGCGTTGATGGTAGTCAAGAATTTAGCGCGACCACCAACACTTCCGGCGCCAGACATTGTGGTGCTGACAACAACGGATTCAACGTTAGCACTTGCGGCTGTGCTTGCTGTGTCGATGGCTAAGTCACCACCATTGAAATTTACTGCACCAGTTACGGTTAGGCTTTCAAACTCTGGGTCGCTGTATGCAACGCCAATTGCTTTGGTATTAGGCATGATTTAGTTCCTTTTAACAATTCCAATTTTTTAGGGATGCCTTGGCACGTTCAGCTGGGCCTTTGGCGTTTTTTACCACCCCTTCCATTCTCGCGCAAAAACTGGCCTTTCGTCCAGCGTCAGCTTTTGTTTTCGGGTTTGGTGCTGGTGGTTTTAAATTTGATTCATTCTTGCGATTATATTCCGCGCGACCCTTGGCCGTCATCCCCGCGCCCTTTTCCGTAGGGTTGTAGTTTTTGCCCTTGCCGGTGGTCGTTTTGGGGATAGCTTTAGCCATGGTCACTCCACAATCGCACAAATGTCTGCTTCTTGGATGATCTGATAGTCTTGGCCGCCAAACTCATGGACGGGCCAATCCAAATATGTGCCGTTGCCATACTTGATAAAATCGCCAACTTTAGCCTGGTGGACCTTGGACCCTACGGCCACAATGGTGCCTTCGTTCATCTTTTCGCTATTGATAGTGAAAATAACGTCCGACAATTTGCGAACATTAGGTTGGACAACAACGCGGTCACGCAGCGGGCGTATCGGACACATTTTTTGGTTTCCTTCCAGGCTTTTTGCGCGGCATTTCGACGGCTTTGGTTTCATCAGTCATGATGTCGTAGACCGGCACTTTGACCATATACAGTTTGTCATGCTCACCGCACCAATCCATTTCATGCTTGTTTTGCATTTCTGGATAGCGGCGGCAAGCACCCATTACCGTACCGGTAACGAAAAATCGACAAGTTTTACAGCGCACTTCGCTCATCTGACAGTCTTGCCAGAACGCATTGCAGCATTTAATGCGTCAGCCATGGATTGCGCCATGTCTTTTGTCCTGGCTTCATGGATGCGCTTCATACGATGTTCAGCGGGCGTTGCCACGCGTTCCCTCGTAGATTGCTCTGCTGATCTTGCCGGATTTGAATTGGCTTTCGAGTGCATCATTTAACCCCTTTCTTACTACAGTATGGTCCAACTTGGGTAATTTGTCAAGACCGCTTACCACCGCAGCATTACCTGGGCCTCGGCTGTTGTCAATCACCATCAAATGAAACCGGTGGTCATCACCGTACTTGGCTTGCAGCTGTTCCATCACTTCGCGCGACCCTGCATGGGTCTTGAAATGCTCGTCAATTGGTACGGTGCGACCAGTACCCATTTCGGCCTCCATGCGGTTGGCGCGCTTTAATGCGCCATTCTCTAACGCCTCTACAGGGTCGCGGTAAGTGTAGATAATGCTGGCGTTACGGCCGGCCTTCAGAGCTTGCTGGATTTTCTTGTCGGCAGAATCAAACGAATTCATGTTTGTATCGTAGACAATTTCAGCGTTCTGAATGTTCTGGTTGACCTTTTGCGCCTCTTGTAAGCCTGTGGTCTTTCCCGCCCCCGTACCGCCAGCTGTGAACACAACGCTGTTGTGCTTGCCTGGTGGTGTGTCTTGGGACAGCTTTTCAGCGTACATCTGTTTGACAAATGCCGATGATGGTTCGTGAACGTCAGCTGACCTGGTGCGGTCCATGCGGTATTCAGGTGACATTTCGCGCGCATCGTCAGTATTCAAAATGCGTCCGTTATCAGTAGACGGCAGCTGTGAATACTCGGCGGCCAAGCCTGGGTAATCATTCTGTAGACGGTCAAAATACGCGGATTCAATCGTCGCTGATTGTCCGGTGGGTGCCGGCTGCCCAGCTTGGGGCATGACCGGTTGGGTCTGGGGCAGCTGTGGCTGTGGCACCATCGACGCAAGGCTGGCTTGCGTTGATTGCGGTGCCTGTTGCTGCCCCGCCGTTGCTAGTTGCGACAGCGGGATAGCCATTTACTTCTGGTACGATTTGCGGTCGTGTGTGTAGCAAACGCCCTGGCTGCGGCCACCGTCAAACATCTTGTCGGAACCAGTTGCATCGGCTTTGCCCATAGCAACGCCATTAACGACCTTGCCCATGCGTTCGCCGGATTTGTCGCTAGCTGTTGCGCCAGCTGGTGCTTTTGCTGATGTACCGTAGCCTTTAGGCTGCATTTCTGCGCTGTGTTTCATAATCTATCCTTAATCTAGGAATTTCAGTTTGTACAACGTTGAATTAATCAGCTGACTGATTTCGTCAATAATATTCTGAATTTCTGAATCTGTGGGCAAATCTGTTCTGGATTCATCCACAAACTTTTGCAACGACTTCAGATACTTAATGGGGTCGGTGCCGCTGTGGAATTCTTCAGGATACTTTTTGATCTTGCTGTAGCGGCCTTGGTAGGCTTCGGCAAAATCGTCCACTAAGTCAATAATTTGGTCATAGTAACGGCCTAATGCCTTATGCGCCGAATATGAATCGGTCGATAAGTGCATGAAATGCGTCACCGTACTGCTATGCAGTAGGGCGGCAATAAATTCGGCGGCTTCATCATCCATAGCGCGATATTAATGCAAAAAAACGGGGGAGAATAGTCCCCCCCAAAAATTACCATAAACTAAGGAACCTCAATTGTGAATCATCAGGCACCGGTATGTCTACTGGCCATTGCTTAGTATTCACCAAATTTTCAACGGTGTTGCGGTGCGCCATATACCAGGCTTGTTGGCGCATATCTCTGGACCATTTGCTGCCCTGGTCAATCTCATAATGGCATTTCATGCACAAAGCGGCCACTAGGTTGTCATCAGCTTTAATCCCCCGACCCTTGCCGCCGCCCCAATTGGTGTGGGCCGCCTGGACGCATTGCCCGCTGCCGCACAGCTGGCAATCTAAACCGGCCACCAGCTGCAACAGCTTTTTGCTGCGAACGTATTTGTGTTTAAAAATCATTCATGCGCCCTGTTGACTACGCGCGCGGTAGCTTGTCTGGTTCGCCATATCTCAATTTCTAGTCTGGCGGCTTCGATTTCCCATTTAAGGGTTTCTTCGTTTTCCACAGCCGCGGCCAATCCTTTTAACAGGCTGACATATTCAGGGTCGGCCAAGGCTTCGCGCTCTTGGGCATTGGCGGCCTCGACCCCCATGGTGTAGCAGTCTTTCATCAACATGGCTTTTTTGCTGCGTCTGAATTCCTCGAGGTATACGCGCTGGGCCTTTGCTTGGCCATAAGCGTGTGCCTTGTCGCGGATGTCTTGGGCGGATTGTTCTGGGTCGATGCGTCTTTCGTTCATACGTTACCTTTTGGCATTATGCCTAACGCGGCCCATGCCGCATCAACGCTGTCTACAACGGCCACAGCGCCCCCGTTCCAGTTGTCATGCCACTTTACCTGGTCATCGGTCAATTTACGCCTAGACGGCGTTTTACTACCGTCTTTAACCTCAACCAAGATATTTTTCCCTTCGTAGCCCACCAGCAAATCAGGGACACCCTGACCCACAGCCGCCAAACTTTGAACCGTAGCACCAACAGCCCGTAAAGCCTTGACAATTTGTTCATGGTTATCGTCCGTCCTGGCTGCTCGTCGCATTTTTGACCTCTTTTTTTTCAATAAAGCCATGCACTTTTTGTTTTAATTCGTCAATACTTCCAACGTCATTAATAAAATCTAAAACGCAAGCACACAGTTGCAATTCAAAAACTTCAGTTGCTGACAATTTTGTAGTTGTTTTGTTCGTAATTTCAGCAACTTTTGACAAAAGTTCATGGGACATTTTGTTCCTCAATCTTGATTTGTTTTAAACGTTCCTCACGTTGTCCGGCAAGAAATCCCTCTTGGTACCATCTTGCCTTTTTATTTGACAGCGCAGCTGCGGCCACCAGTTGGGCAAAATGAATTAGTTTAGGGTCTAGCCCGTAGCGTCCGGCAGCTGGTGCGTGAACATCGTCTTCGTCAACATCATAGCCAGCTAAGTCAGCTAATCTAATTAAATCGTCGCGTGTCATTTTTTACCCCTTGATCTAATGGTTTCTGCTAAACGAATTTTTCCTTCGTCTTCACACAACTTGGCACAGGCTTCGCGTTCATCCAGTATGGCATCGTGCAATTCCGATTCAAGGTCCCTAATGCAATCAAACAAATTTTTAATGATTTGTTCTTTTGTTAATTTCACAGGTGAAATTCTTATTGCTTGTTTGCGTTCAATCTCTGCCCAGGCTTCGTCTTCAGTCATCTTTTTTCCCCATGGCATGGTCCATTTGCGCGTCCAACCCTTGCGGCGTAACCATAAACAAATGCGCTGTGTACTTGCTTAACCAGCGGTAGCGCAATGCGTCTTTGTGCAATCGACGTATTTCGGCAGCAATTTCGTTTTGTTCCTCAATCGTGATAAATGCCCCAGCTTCCAATAGTTCAGCGTATGCAATAGCGTCTTTCATGTTGCCTCCTGTAATGCTGTTTTGTAGCATTTGATCTGGTGCATAGAAAGATTTTCTCCTTTCTCATGGCGCGCCTTTAATTTTTTGGCCCAACGCTTATGGTCCACGTTGTCAGTCTGCGGTTTAGCAAGACGCGCAACAATTTTGGACAATTCATCGTAAACAATCTCAGGGTTTGCCTTGGGTGCGGGCAATGCTTGCATCGCTGGCCGCGGTGCTTGGCGGCATAGGTTTTTAAATTCAATCAGGTTTGGGCATTTGTCCGGTAAGTTTTCAAGCGCCCAGCCGATAGCTTTCAGGTTGTCAGCAAACATGGAAAGTTCGTGCGACCACATAGACTTAATGCCGACGATTTCTACGCCTTCCCATTTGTTTGTCCATTCCCGACCGTAGGTAAACATCAGACGGTCAAACAAACGATCAATTACTGCCGTTGTTAGTGCCATTTGCAATCACCTTTGTGTTTGAAAAATAATCCCAATCAGCGTCAATTGTTCGCACTTCGTTTGGGTCTTTCGCGGCCGCGCCTGGTGCCAGTTCTGCAACTCTGAGTCGTGCAGCCTTTTGCCAGGGTGATTCGTAAACCTTATCCTTGTTTGTTTGTTTCTGTGTTCGTATCCAGTTGCGCCAGGTTGCAAACCAATCAGCCTTGCGACCTTTGGCACCTGGTTGGGCAATCCAATAATCCTTAAACCCATCTGCAATTTCATTCAAGTTTAATTCGGGCCTGTTCTGCTTGGCCCATATTGCCCAATCATCTGGTAACTGCCAATCAGGATTTAATCTGGTGGCTTGGGCAGCCTTGGGTGCCAACTCTTTTATTGGGTTATGTGTAATGGGTAATGGGTTATGTGTAGCATTGCGTTCGCTATGCGTTCGCATACCGTTCGCATCACTAGGTAAGTCATTGATTTTATTAGACCATCTAGCCTTTGCGCTAGCTTTTGCCTTGTCGCTTTTGATGTTTACCTGGTCAACCTCGTGCATCACTCTTTCTGATACATACCCATCTTTTGTCGTAATGAAAAACTCTCGCAATACGACCGCAATGCAATCGCTATGCGAACGCATACGAATCAATCTTGCGATTTCGTCAATCTCTTTAGGTAAAGGTTTTTCGTGAAGATAGCACCAGTCAAGCAATCGACGGTATGCTAAATCTTCAATTTCAGACAAATGGTTTGTGTGACTTTGATAATCACCAATGTTGAATTGATAGTAGTGCATTGCAAACCTTAAAAAAAAGGTTTCACCTGAACACGCAATTCCTTTTTTAAGGGAATCTGGCAGGACGGGCCAACACCCGCTGCGTATTCATGTGAAACCTTGTTGGAAATATGCCCCTGCCAAGGGATATATAAATCATATCGAACAATTACTTGTTTGTAAACCACTCTGGCCGCAACACTTTTAGTTGCCAGTAACGCGCAACCGGCAGCTGCTCACCCCATTGGCTTATCGCTTGGCGTTTGATGCCCAACAGCTTGGCTAGTGCCATGGCCGTACCGGCTTTTTCGATTGCTTGTGCTTTGTTCATGCCCCGAATGTTAAGCCAACTTTCGCATTTATGCAACACTTGCAAAATAATTGTTGACTATCTTGTAAAGGTGGCTTAACATTAAATTGTTGTGATTGATAACGCCCTGACGGGTCTTTTAAAGGAAAACAAAATGTCCAAGCAATATCTCTCCTGCGCCGAAACTGCCAAGCTGGTTCGGTCTGCTCTCAAAGAATCATTCCCTGGTGTAAAGTTTAGCGTCAAATCCAGCGTGTACAGCGGCGGCGCAAGCATTACTGTGTCATATGTCAATGGTCCTAGTTCTGCCCAGGTCAAAAAAGTTGTAGAAATGTTTGAAGGCAGCTATTTTGACGGCATGACCGATTACAAAGGCAGCAACTACAGTTCGCTTGATGGTCAGGAAGTTAAGTTTGGCGCTGACTTTATTTTTGTAAACCGGAAGTTAACTGCGGCTTACCTTGAAGTGTTTGTAATAATGGCGGCCGCTAAGTTTGGTTACCCAAAGTTTGAAGTTAAGGACAATGGATACGGTGCCTGGTTAAGTGGCACCAACTACGACCAAGAACGGGTTGTGACGGAAATGGCTCACAACCACAGCATGGTTGATACTGTAGAAAGTGCAACGCTTGCGCGGGTTGGTTTTCTTGGTGATGATGGTTACGGTTACGGCGCTGTTGGCCGGATTGCAGCATAAACTTGACAGCCCATGTAAAGTGGGCTTACAATGTAATTAATCCCTCGCGGGTCTTTTAAAAAGGAAATAAAAATGAACAACGACACACTTCTTCCAAACGCTAACTGGCAAACCCAGCAACGCGGCTCTAACAATCAAGAATATCAAATTTATTTGACTTTTGCCGACGATGGCAAAGGCGGCGATATTACGCGCAACGGCGCACCGCTTTTAACTTTTGACCAATGGCTTCAGGCATAAGGGGCGCGCCATGAATAACGAACCAAGCAATTTTCAACTTGTTTTAATGGCGCTGGCTACATTCGGGGCGCTGTATGTCCTGTTGTGGTTAGCAATGATTATTTAATTGACTAATTTAGTAAAGCTGTCTTACAATCAACGTATGCCGGAAACGGTCTTTCAAGGAAATAAAAATGTACGCAACAACAAACTCAAATCAAATTGCACATTTCAGCAATTCTGAATACGGCATTACTTCCCTGGTCACACAAATAAGTTCTGGTTACGCCGTCACATTGTTTGATGACGATGCCAACCTTGTCGTTGATATTGTCAAAATTTACCCGCTGGACATGAAACCACAGGCTATGCAATACGCCAAAAAACTTGTGGCGGTGCCAGCATGAACGACACCACACAAACCCCAAAAAAACGCGCGGCCGTATTAGACCCAAAGTTTGTCTATATCCCAGCCGCCAACACCGACATTCTTAAACGGTTTCGGTCTTTGGGCTGGGTGCCGCCATCAGAATTAAAGGACAAAAAATGAAACTCTTACTTGCCCTGGTAGCTGCGGCCACGCTGGTTGGCTGCGGTGCGCCTAACACCACCACAAACGCGCAACAGCATTTAATCCTGGACAAACAAGTTCACCCAATGTCGCGCAATGAAGTTATTACCGCAGTCACCGAATGCACCTCTAGCGGTCTGCGCGCTGTCATGCTTTACGGCAAACGTAAGGTTAATCAATTCACCACCGACATTGTTGTTGATGTCACTTGCGCCCCCAAATACTAAGGAACCATTATGGAAAACTTCAGCAAAGTTGCAGCCGCCCTGGTCAAAGCACAAAAAGCCTTTGGACCCGCTTTAAAGACCAATACAAACCCGCATTTCCGCAGTCGCTACGCAGACCTATCCGCGTGTGTTGAGGCCGTTGTAGACGCTTTAAACGATAACGGCATAGCATTGACCCAGCGCATTCATCCAAGCGAATCTGGCGTGTGCGTTGAAACTGTGTTTATTCACGAATCCGGTGAAGTAATCACCAGCGGCCCTTTGCACGTTCCGGCATCCAAGCAAGACGCACAGGGCTACGGTTCGGCATTGACCTATGCGCGCCGCTATTCTCTGATGGCTGCTTGCGGTATTGCACCAGAAGACGATGACGGCAACGCGGCCACACGCAAACCCTCGGCACCAGCTGCCCCCGCAATTGACATTACCGACCACTTGTCAGCCATTGAGGCCACCGCCAACAGCGAGGAATTAGCGGCCGCATACAAGTCTGCCTATGATGCGTGTCAGGGCAACCAGGCATTACAAACAAAAGTTATTGCAGCCAAAAAGGCTCGGATTGACCGCGCCAAAAAAGAAAAGGAAACCAAATAATGGAACAACGCACCGACGAATGGTATTTGACCCGCCTGGGCAAAGTCACCGCATCATCTTTGTACAAAGTCTTGGCCAAGACCAAAACAGGTTACGGCGCTGACCGCGGCAATTACATGACCCAATTGGTCTTGGAACGCGTGACAGGCACCAAGGCTGATTTCTACACCAACGCCAGTATGCAATGGGGGATTGACCAAGAACCATTTGCCAGGGCAGCTTATGAGGCCACCAAAGAAGTCATGGTTGAGGAAATAGCCTTTGTCCCACATCCCACTATTGAAATGTCTGGCGCATCGCCTGACGGGCTTGTGGGCGATGATGGCATGGTTGAAATTAAATGCCCAGATAGCAAGACAATGTTGGAATGCTGGTTGTCTGACAACCCTGTGGAATCTAAATACATGGCACAAATGCAATGGCAAATGCGCTGTGCAGATAGAAATTGGTGCGATTACGTTGTGTTTGACCCGCGTATGCCGCCCAAGGCTCAATTATTTGTTGATCGTGTCGAACGCGATGACGAATGGATTGCGGCCACCGAAATTGAAGTCGTAAAGTTTTTGGCTGAAGTTGATGCCAAAGTTGCAGCCCTTAAAAAAATCATAGGTGAATAGAATGTCCAAGATCATTAAAGAAATCAGTTGCACAGTTGGCCAGTACACAAATGCCATGGGCGAAAAAAAATACCGCTATCAGCGCATTGGTTCGATTATTGACACCAAGAACGGTCCAATGCTCAAACTGGACGTTATCCCGCTGAAGGAGGGTTCTTGGGACGGCTGGGCATACATTAATGACCCAAAGCCAAAAGACGATGACTCGCGCTCTATGCAGCCACAGCGCCCCCAATTTGACGGTATGCCTGATGAAGACCCACCATTTTAAGGACAATCAAAATGAACAAAACTACAGCTGTATTGGAACACTTAAAAAAGCGCCCCATTACCTCTTGGGACGCGTTCACCCTCTACAAAGCCACACGCCTGGCTGACATAATTTTTAGACTGCGCGGCAGGGGTTTAAATATTGTTACCGAAATGGTGCAGTCAGAAAAATCAATGTTTGCCAGGTATCGACTAAGCAAGCATTGATGAGGCTTTAGACTTTACTGCCGCAACCCTGTTCAGCCAGCCATTGCCAAAAGTGCCGAATGTAGCCAAAGACCGATAAAAGTCTTCCTTGGCTTGGCTGAATTTCTCAATTAACCAATCTGGGTCTTGTGCGTTGACAGCTGCCAGCGTCACAGGACCAATCCCGCCATCAGCTGGAACACCAACCGCGGTCTGTAATATCTTGGCCGAACGCCCAGGGCCAGCATTGACCGCAAAATCAAACACCAAGTAATCAATCCCACCAGGCATTTCGTCGCAGCGGCAAGCATCCCAGAATCGCTTTTTGTACAACGGTTCGACCAGTTCAGGGGTCAGCGCGCGCATTTCTGCTTCGTTGGATTCGCGGCCTGTCCATTCCTCCCAGACCCGCTTGGTCACGCCAAGGTTAGTCATGCCGCCTGGGTCCGATGGGTGATTGACGTAGCCACCTTCCGATGCCAACATTTGCTCAAACGATTTTTTCCAGTTACTTGCTGCCATTTTCAATTTCCTTCGTTTTTCGACGTTCAACCATATCGGCCACTTTTTCAACAGTCCGGCCACCAAAATAAAAAGACATAATGATGATGCCCCATTGCCCCAGCAATTCAACGTACTGCTTGTGGGTTTCCATATCAAACGCTGACATTAGGGCAAACGTGAAATAACCGCCCAGAATGATTAGCAGGGTCATAGGGCGAATATTTTTGGACAGCCAGCTGTCGCTACTCATGTCAGCGGTGTGGCGCTTGGTGAGTTCCTGCTGTTCCTGAATGTCTGCATTCAATTGTGCGAGTTGGCCAGACTGTTGAAGTTCCAACAGCTTTAGCTTTGCCTGGTCGGCCGCCCCCGCATCAGGGAATATCTTGTCAATTATTTTTCCGCCTATGTTCAATATGTCTAAAATCATTTGTCCATCTCCGTAGCAGTTAAAATGATGCGGGTTTTGACTGATGTAAGGTCTTGCGGCTCTGCTTTAAATCCAACGGCAATGTATCCCGCAAACTTACCCATTTCATTTGGGATAGAACCACGACACATATATGTTACCCCTTGCGACTTAGCCCATTCACCAACAGGGCTTGATGACTCAAACGGCTTACAGGCTATCTCGTTGTTAAGCATAGAAACAACGTCAGCGTTTCGTGCGGGTGACTCATTAAACAGCGATACGGTCACGCCTTCTAGCTTGTGGTTACGCTCACCGTTTGCAATGGCTAAGATGGTTGTGCGGCTGTTAGTGGCTAGGTTAACTTTGTTAATTACGATGCCAACAGCGTTAATGTCTTTAACTAACCTATTAGCCAATGGCAATAATTCTTCATGCGTCTTTAGTTGCGGCATTTTGCCGTTGCTACTTATTGCCGCCAAAATGACTTGTCGGCTGTCCCAAGTCAGGTAGCCCAAGAAAAAAATAGTTGACAGTAGGATGACTGAAACAAGTTTAAACGGGTTGTCTACCCATTTAATGAGGTCTAGTAGTTTGTCCGTCATGTCCTGCTTCTGGACGGGCTTGGCTCGTTTAACTGGTGCTTTTCTAATGGGTGCTTTTTTAGAAACAACCTTTTTAGCCGCAACCATTATTTGTCAACCTTGTTGTCTAGCTTGTCAAATATCTTGCCAAGCATAGTTTTGATTTCGGCAATGTCGCGGTGATATTCGTCTTTAGAAACGTATGTTGTCGGCAGCTTACGCACATCATCGTCTAAGCGGTCAATTGCCTTTGTAATGTTGTTTAAGACCCAGCCGCCAAAAAATGATGCTAGACCAATCACAATGTTAAACAGCATCTGATTATCCATTACTACTGCCCTTTTTTGCTGATCTCATCAAGTGTGCTACCCGCACCAGGCTTTAAAGCACGTTCAGCGCGTTGTTTTTGTTTAGACGATTGAACGCCTTGTCGAACCATGGTTCCTAACGGCAAACCACCAGCAAACTTAAACCCTGCAACGTTACCCGCACCTTCAGCAAAGCTAGCGGCTTTGTTGGCCAAATAACCAACCAATGTGTTGGAATTGTTGACATACGAACCGCGCGGCTGGAATTGAGTGTATCCAGCTACGTTGCCCAATGTCTTCAATTGCAGCTGGCTTTCAGGGTCAAATATTGCCCCAAAGTTATTCACATCGTCTAGCCGTTTTAACGCTTTGTTGTAATTAGCCTGGCTAAAATTGCCCTTGCCATCAACGATACCGGCTTTGTCTGATAACCAGTTAATGGTTCCGGCTCTCATATGCTGATGTGCTGTTGAATCGCGCCCCAACGTATCGACCATGGTATTGATGTTTTTATTTACGCCATTGACCACAAACTTGTCAAAAAACTTATCGGCGGGGATTGCGTCATCAATTGCGGCTTTGTATGCTGGGTCTTTTTTCAGCGCATCAAATCGTGCTTTGGCCAATGATCGTGCATTATCTGCCAAAGGTTTTAACTGGGCAGCTTCGCCTTTTAATGGCAATTGCTCTAAGGCTTCGCGCACAATACTGGCAGCCATGGCCGCGTTACCATCGCCGCTGCGCTCGGCTTTACGAATCTCAGCGGCCAAGTTAGTACGCATGGCCTCAAACTGTTCAAACGTCATTGGTTCGCCGTTTTTAAAGCGGTCCAATTGCGTTTTGATTGGCGTAGGCAAAAAGTCCGTCTTAAGTTTTTTTGCCAATGCAGTTTCAGCATTTTTGGCTAATGTCACGCCATCAACAGGAAACTGACCGCCAGCTGCGTCTTCCAACGCTTTGTATGCGGCCGTAATTTCTGTGCCGCGGGCATCATCTAGTGCTTTGTATGAATCAATCAGCGCCTGGCTGGATTCAATTGTTTTAGTTGCATATACATCCGGTGCCGCTTTTTCGCGAATCAACGGGACGTTATCAACCAAGGCTTGGTTTTGCTCATTCAAACGATACGCCAATTCTGGCCGTTGGCCGCGCATATTCATTTCTTCGGACAACAGTTTGACGTTTCCGGTGGCTTGGCCTTCAGTCAAACGCACAGGGATTGGCAACGCATCGCCTTCCAAGTGACGCATCACCACAGGCGTGTTTACCTTATCTAATGGCATATTGCCGTACAGCTGTTGGAATTCTGGTGTAGCTGTCTGCAAAGCCTGACGCACAATAGTTGCATCAGGAACACCCATCGCGCCAATGCTGCCGCGACCAGGTGTTGCCATACTTGGCACTTCGCCAGGGATTACTTGACCTGGTGCGCCCAAGGTTGGCGCTCTAGTTGGCATCGTAGTTGTACCAGGCAAGACCGCTTCGGTGGCTCTGGTCACAGCGCGCTGGACAGGGGCGGGGGTCGCTTGCTTCAATACGTCCACAGTCTTGCCGCCAACGTATCCGGCCGCCTCTCCAACTTCCCTAGTAACTGCGCGGCCAGTTTTGCTAAACGGCAGCGCGGCCGTACCAAGTTCCATGTAATACTGAACATCGGCTTTAGGCATACCGGTGTTTTTGGCAATCCAATCGGCACCCTTGTCCATATTCTTGCTGATAAATTCCATC